ATGGAGTATCTGCTTGTCGGCGCAATCGTAGTGGCCGGGCTATTCCTCGGGTGGCGATTGTCAGACTGGTGCGTCGAGCGGTTTTGCTACAGAGCCAATAGGTCTGAGGCACAACTACGAGAAGAAAAGGTGGACCACCGGAACGATTAGGCCATGCGACAGTTGTCCCTGAAATTTCAGGGAATTTCCCATGCGCGGCCTATGGTGTCTGATGGAATTCCATCGGCCAAACTCTGACAACTTCGCCTTCGACGGCTTCGACCAGTTCTCCATCTGCGTCGATTGCGCGAACGAAATCCGGAAGCTGCGGAATGGTCGCTGGGTGCGGCGTTCACAGCGGAAGTAAGGTAAACGAGACGCTCCAGCCAGTCGCAGCGCCGCCGAAGCTTACGCGAGCCCGAAGCGGAACGGGGGTGATTCTGCAAGGAGGGGGGGCCTAGGGCGCGGGGACAAATTCTAATGACCGCCTACGCCCAATTGCAGCTCTTCGCTCGACCTGTCATTCCCTTTGACTTGGCTGAAGCAGGAGCAGTTTAGATGAGGGATCGCGTAGACGATGCCGTGAGCAAGGTTCCGGCCGTGACGCTTACGTTTTGGGTGATCAAGATTCTGGCGACGACGCTGGGTGAAACGGGCGGTGACGCGGTAAGCATGAGCTGGCTAGGGGAAACCACCCCGAGCGCCGGAGCCAGCGGCATCAACGGGTATCTTGTTGGCACGGCCATATTTGGCCTGCTGCTCCTCGGACTGGTTTGGCTGCAAATTCGCGCGCGACGCTTCAATCCGTGGTTGTACTGGGCGACCATCATCGCCTCGACGACCGCCGGGACCACGCTCGCCGACTTTGCCACGCGCTCCATCGGTCTTGGCTACCCCGGCGGGTCACTGCTTCTCTTCAGCTTGGTGCTGTTTTCCCTGTTCAGTTGGCATCGCGCCCTCGGCACCGTGGATGTGAACCGGATCGAAACCGCGCGCGCGGAGACCTTCTACTGGATCACGATTACATTCTCGCAGACCTTGGGCACGGCACTCGGCGATTGGGTTGCGGACGGCTCGCTTGGCTACTCTGGCGCTGCTTTGCTCTTCGGTGCAGCCCTCGCTGTTCTTGCCGCGCTTTACTGGTTCACCAGTCTCTCCCACGTCTTGCTCTTCTGGGCCGCATTCATCCTTACTCGCCCCCTCGGAGCGACTGTTGGCGACTTCCTCGACAAGCCAGTGGCGAAGGGTGGTCTCGACCTCAGCCGACCCTTGGCAACAACAGTTCTTGCGGGCGCGATCATCTTGCTCATTCTCGTTGCGCCGCAACGGGCGGGGACGCATTCGAGCGGCTCGGGGGCAGCTCGATGATGATGGCGGCTTTCCACCCCATCGCGGTCGCCCCACTTCACGCTGGGGGGCGCCCTGTCCAGCAGAAGTAAGGTTTATGCAACGATCCAGTCCCGACCGCATAAGCCCTCATGTTGACCGCGCGGGCTGCGCGACGCAAATTCCGAACATCGAGGCACATCGAGGAGGGGGCAATGGCGGACTACAAGCTCATGCCACGGGAAGATCAGATCAAAATACTGCGGACGGCTGTCGCCAATGCACTGGAAATGGCGGACCGCCTCGGTCTGCACATGGTCGGCATCAATCTCAGCGAGGCTCTGGAATGCCTGACTGAAACCCAAGACAACGATTAGGGTGCGCTCTCCGCCTTGACCGCGTCTTACCTTAGTTATAGCCCTTCGATACTACATAGATGGCTGAAACATTTATGTAATTTTAATCGAAGGGGTAGTTCGTGGCAGTCAAAGCGTACCTCAAGCGCGAACTGAGAAACCTACAGTCACTTGCACCAGCGGTCCGCACCGCGAAGTTCTCGCTCTACAATTTCGGCACGCGGTCTGCTGGCCTGTTTGTCGAGCCTGAGTTCAAGCTCCTGGCGCACCTCAGGCCGGTAAAGCTCGCCATCGACATCGGCGGCAATTGGGGCCAGAGCGTCCTTGCCCTGCAACGGTACGCCGCGCCGGAACGCATTGTCACCTTCGAGCCGAACCCGGAACTGTATCGCCGCCTTAGCGCGCGGTTCCGCTCCGACCCTTCGATACAGGTGGAAAACGTCGGCTTGGGGGATGCGGCGGGACAGTTCGACCTGCACATCCCGTTGTATCGCAACTTCGTCTATGACGGCCTCGCTTCGCTGAACAAGGACGAGGCGGCGCAGTGGCTGAACCCTCGCACGATGGCGCGCTTCGACCCATCCAAGCTCACGATCCAGTCGCACACCGTCCGCGTGGTGAAGCTCGACGACTACAATCTGGTCCCCGACATCATCAAGATCGACGTGCAAGGGCTGGAGGATGCTGTAGCTCGCGGCGGCATCAAGACCATCGACCGCGCGAAGCCCGCGATGATCGTGGAAGCGCCGTCTGCCAGCTTCGTGCAGATGATGGCCGATTGTGGGCTGCGACCCTATACATGGAACGGCACCCGGCTTGTTGACGCGGCAGATGGCAGCAACGTCATGTTTCTGTCGGATGAGAAGCTGCGCAAGCTGGTGAAGGTCAGGCCGAAGCCGGAGAAGCCGGAGTGATCCTGCGCTTCCTCCAGCGTTACGCGGGTATCGTCGCAATGCTGGTGGGCGCGATCGCCTATGAGCTGATCCTGCCCGCTGGTTCACCTTGGTGGATGAAGTTGGGCATCGGCCTCGCCTTCACGATACCCATCTACCTCCTTCTGTTCCGATACGGCGCCACCCGGCACACGACGCGGCGCTAGCCGCCCGTGTTTGCAATCTATACAATCGCCATTCTGTAGGGCCGCAACATCGGACCTATTCAGGAAGAATTATCTTCCGGACGCCTCGGCTTATCTCGCGTAACGCACAGACTGAATATCCGCAATAGGCGCTCTTGATTCCCAACCCTATGGGCTCGGGGACGGGGGTGCTTTGCGGAGTATGCATGCGCAGTCTGTTATGCCTCTTCAATCGTCATAATCCGAATCGGGAACGCGTACGAACCGACGGCGTTTCTATGCAATCGACGTGCACCCGCTGCCAAAAACCCATCGAGCGGATTGAGCACGGGAAGTGGGTTTCAACCGAGCAAATCAAGTGAAGCAGGTGGCCCTCCTGTCGATGTCCACGTTCCGCAAAAGGATCATGCCAGCATGAAATCTGCCGATGATCCCCAAGACGAAATTCGCCGCCTGCGAGAGGAAAAGCGCGAGCTGGTCGAGGTCATCAACAAGATGCGGGATGAAATAGCGGAGGTGCAGCGGGAAGGGCACCGTGAGGCAGCGCGCCTCGTCCAGGGCGCCACGAGGCTGCTCAGGGAAGAAAACGAAGAGCTACGCCAGCGCCTGAGGCAGCTTGGCGTGAAGGTCTAGGGCAGGGTCTCTGCCCAAGCCCGCACTCCCGCCACCTTCGACCGGCAATCCCCTCCCGCCGACCTCTCGGCAAGGATATACTCGAACGTCTGTCGATCGCGCTCGGCCTGCACCCGCTGGATTTCAGTCAGGTTGCCGAGCGCCCACGGGACCGGCGCAAGGTCCGGCGGCGTCGCATCGTCGGCGCAGGTCAGCAGTTGAGCTGGCGGCTTAGGGGTCTCGACGCGAGCCGTTTCGCAGGCTGCGCAGGCCATCGCCAAGGGGATCATCAGAGCGAGCCGCAGCTTTCCGAGCATCTTCATTCTCCTTTTCGGTTCTGGCCTGCTCCGAGGCGGCAACCACACCAGCGCGGTCATCGGCCTTGCTGTCCGCCTCGAGCGCGGCGTTGCGCGTCTCTACGCGGTCGTCATGCACGGCATCGGCCACGTAGCGGTTCAGCGCCCACATCAGCGCGAGGAGCAAGGCCACGGCGATCAGGGGGCGGTGGTAGGCGCGGAGGAAGGGGATCATGCCTCCACCTCGACGCTCACCGGATCGATTGGCGTCCCCGCAGGCCGATTGGCGAGCATGGCGGTCTTGTCGGCACTGCCCTTCGAGGTGCCGAAGTTGAACGCGACGACAGCCCCGGTGAAGCCTGAGAGCTGCCCGAGCATGAAGACGATCAGGTCTTTGTTCGCGGGCGGGATCGGAAGCAGATAGAGCGCGGCGAGCGCGCCAATGAACGACCCGGCGAACCATCCGCCGAGCAGATTACGGACGGTATCTCGGTTCATTGCAATGCACTCCATGCGCAGGATGCGACCAGCAGGACGAGGGCGATCAACAGCGCCAGGACGAAGCTATCCAACACGAGGCCGCCAGCTTGCCGGGGCGTCATGCCAGCCATGCCTTGATGCGGGCCAAATGCGCCTTGCGGTCCTCTAGCCCGTTGGTGCCGCCGTTGATCCGCTTCGTGATCGCCAGCAGGTTGTCGGCGTCGGCAAGCGCGTTCAGGTCATTCACGCGCCAGAATTCGAGCGCGAGGTGCAACCCGATCGATGGATGCTCGGCAAGCTCCGGGCTGTTCTCGATGTCGATGCCGATGCGGCGCCCGTACTTGCGATAGTTGGCCCGGCCGGTGATCTGGATCGGTCCGCGCCCGAGGTATCGCTTGCCGTCGCCGGGTTGCCTGTTGCCAAGATCCGCGCGGCCTTCGTAGCGCCGCTGCGCATCGGTTGGCCCCCAGATCTCCCGCATGTAACGGAACGAGCCGCTTTCTTGGCAGAGCTGGGCCATGAAGTGCGCCAGCCGCAGTTCGCTGTCCATGATGCCGTAGGCGGGGAAGTGGACATTGGCCGCGATGGCGAGTGGGGCCGCAACATCGTCGATCGCGCCGAGCTTGCGGAACAACGCGCCGAATGTCGCAATGCCGGCGATGCCGTCCGGCGCAACGCCGAGCGCGGCTTGGAGCGCCTTGACGTTCACTGGCTACCTCCCTGCTTGTGGTAGCCCTCGAGAACCGTCACGCGACGCTCGATCTCGTTGTAGTTTTTGTCTTGGGACGTCGTGAGCAGCACTTGACGCTCATCCATCCGAGCCAAGGTCACCTGCATTTCGCTGACCGACGAGACCAGCCAGAAAGCAGAGCCTGCTACGCCCGTCGTGAATAGCGCGGAGATGATTACTCCAGCCCATTTGATCGGCGGGGGTATCTCCGTTTTGCGCAACTCCGGATGCTCCGCTGCAAACTTGAGAATGACAGTCTCGGCAACCTGCTCGGCCACCATGCGGACCTGTGCGGCGTTTCCGGTGTCGGTCATCACGCGGCACTCAGGTAATCGAGGCTGTCGGTCGTGAACCGGGGCCGCAGCGCCACCTTCATGCCGTCCGAATAGACGCCCCGGATCATCGATGCCTTGTTCGCTAGGTCGAGGTTGATCGGGTCCGTGTTCGTGTTGTTGTCGTTCGGGTTGAACGGGTTCTTCCCGTAGGCCCCCCACGCATAGACCGTGCCGGGGAAGGTGTTGGCCGCGAAGGTGAACGTGATGCCCTGCCGCGTTCCGGTGGGTGATGCATCGACGGTCGCGCCGGTCGGGTAGAGCTTCGTTGCGATGGTCCCGCCGCTCTTCGTCGCTGCGGTCGAGAACGACATGCCACCGTGATACTCGCTGGCATAGGCCGTGTTGACCAGTTCCAGACTGTCCGCGCCGTTCAGATCGTAGACGCAATAGACCGTCTGCGCATCGACCCGCGTCACGCTGTAGAGCGAGGGGCCGTTGCGGTCGTTTGCCACGTCGCCGCGCGCCTTGGCTCTTGCCCACCCTGCGCGGGTATTCATCACGCCATAGCCGTCGCCATTGAAGTGAAGGCTGTCGAAGTGCTGGCAGTCGAGCGTGAAGGCCCCGAGGAAGTAGCGCGAGGGATAGTCCTGCGTCAGCTTCCAGTGCAGGCGGCGCATGTCCTGCCATTGTTCGTCATTGCCGGTGCTGTTCTTCCAGCACGAGGCAATGGGATGAAGAAGGACTTTGACCGGCGTGCCGTTGTAGGCGTCGAGATCGTCATAGATCGCCTGGAGCGCAGCAATATAGCTGGCCTGCGCCGTGGTAACGTCGGACTGACCATCGACGTGGTGGACGAAGTGGATGCGGCCACCCGCACGGTCGATGCTTTCCTTGAGCGCGGCCTGACAGACCGAACCAGCCCCGCGTACTGCAATCGCCGTGCCCGAGACACCGCCGCTGGCAATCGTGAGGTTCACGCTTGAAACCGTCTTGACCACGTTCGCCAGCGCGGCAGTCGAGGTGTTACCACTGACGGGACGAAGGCGGCGGGTGTATGATGCGCCCAGCGTGGAACCGTTGGTAGGGACGCCCTCCAGATGCCAGCAATTCGTCGGCTGCGAATAGGTGGCAGTCGTCAGGGTCTGCGAGAATGCGGCGACGGCAAGAGACTGGCCGTTGGCAATGTCGATCTCGCCAACGGTCTGGTAGGGGCCATCCACTACCGAGGTATTCGCCCCGAGCAGTGCGGACAGTCGCTTGCGCGTGACACGAACGAAGAACGGCCCGCCGCTGGAAACCTGCGAAGAGGTTGCCGTGAGCGTCCCGGTAGCGGTTCCGGATGCCGCCGCGAAGCTCGACAAGGCCACATCGGTCAGGCCCGATACGGCCACTTCCGAGCCGGTCGAGAGGTCATAGACCGTGGCATAGAGCGCATCGGGATCGGGGCCGGTGTAATAGACCTTGATCCGCCAAGTGACCGACCCGTCCGAATTGCGGTAAATGGTGCGCCCCGGCATGAACAGGCGCAGCGCGACCTGCGTGGCAGGATCGGTGATCTGGAAGCTGTCGGTCGAACTGGCAATGTTGCCGATGATGCCGTGCTTCTTGGTGAATGCGCCGCCCCACGACGTGATATCGACCGGCGCGCCCGCCTGCTGGCCATTGAGGTAGCAGGTCCAGTATTTCACCCCAGCAACTTCGGTAAAATCGCTTTCGAGCGTGTCGCCCAGTTCCGCGCGCCACTGCTGGAGGATCGCGATATTCGACAGCGATGCCCCGTTGACCACCTTGGCGAAGGTGATCGTGCCGGTCTGGAGTCCGCTCGAAACCGTGGTCGAGACGTTGATGTTCAGCCAGTCGCGCTCGGCATCCACCGCCGCGATATTGACATGGTGATGCAGGGCCGCGCCGTATGCGCCCACCTTGAACTGCACACGCACCGTTTCAACGCTCGCGGTATGCAGGGCAAAGGCCGCGCTGCCGGTCGTGCCGCCAGCCTTGCCATTCGCCGAAGACAGCGCGTTGGCCTGACCGGAGAAGGTTGGACGGGTTTCAATGAACCAGCCCGGCCTCCCATTGAGGTTGCCAGACGTGGTGAAGTCGTCGCGGAACTCGGGACCGGCGATGAGGGCGACCGAAGGCGCGTTCGGATCAAAGCCGAAATAGTTCACAGTGCTCATGTGGGCAGCCCCAGAAGCTGAATTTCGGCAAGGATCGGCGTTCCGGTGATGTTGTTGACCTGGAACGACACGCGGTCATTTGCCGCGACGGCGAGCGAAATGGTGGCGCTATTGAGCGTCGAACTGATCGTGCGAGGACCGTAAACGTCCACGTCGTTTACCAGCACGCGAAGCTCGAACGTACCCGTCCCGCTGATCAGGATACCCTTGAAGCTGGTGAAGGTCGTCGCGACAGGGATGAAGTATTCAGCGTACCATGCACCCTCTACGATGCCGGTATCCGCACCAAGGAACGCCGTGATGTTCTGCTTCACCGCGCCGACCGAGGCAGAGGCAGCAGCGGCGGCGGCTTCGGCATCTGTCAGCGCCTGATTGGCGGCAGCAACGAGCGGGACCAATGCGTCGCTACCGAAGGGCTGCACGACGACTTGCTGGTCGACGACCTGGACAGTTAGATCGGCCATCAGAGTTGCGTCGAACCTCCGTGCACGATGAAGGTGCCTTCGAGCCAGCGCGCCTTTGCACTTCCCGACCCGATCACCAGATCCCAGACAGCCACAAAGTCGGTGCCGCGCGGGTTGGTGAAGGGCAGGCCTTCGATGGTGGTTTCGTTAATGCGGATCTCGACGGTCGACGTGGTAACGCCGCCCACTGTCGCTACCGAAACGGAGATGCCTTCACCGGGACTTGCTGCGTTGGCCAACGAGATCAGAGCGGGATCAGGAGCATCCTGATAGGCACGTACCTCGGACTTGAAGGTCTGACCGGTGAAGTCCTGGCCGACAAAATCAATCGTCAGTTTGGCGGGCTGCCACCGGTAAACGGTCCAAGGATAATTGCCTGGCGAGATCATGTGTAACCACCACCGGTTGCCGGGAAATGCTCGACGAACCGGATCGCGGACCCGGCGGCATAGCCCATGTTGGAAGGGGAGCGCATTTCACCATCGAGACGCATGACGCAGCGCGGATCGTGAAATTCAACGGTCGTGCCGGTGGTCGTTGCCTCCCGAAGCGGGTGGGATAGCGTGATCGTCGCCGCAGTTCCGGTCTGACTCACGACCTCGGCAATTCGATAGGCGCGATGGCTCATCGTGGGGTGCGCGATCGACAGCCACATGCCGGCGCGCAGCGGAGCGGGAAGAAATTCGAGCGTCAGGCTGAGGGTCTTGGCGCGGAGCGCGGCATCGGCGGCCAGCGCGACGCCACTGTCCCCCGTCAGGTATTCAGCTTCGCTCCACCATGGCAGCGAGCGGGGAACGCGGATAGCGCGACCGAACTGGTGACGTAGGTCGCCGAGCGGGACGATGACGGGCGTGACACCACCCTGAAGGGTATCCGCACAAGCCTTCCAGGCCAGTGCAAGTTCCGTTTCATCGAGATACGGCTCGCCGAACTGGGCAAAGACGTGACCGCCTCCGTCGGCGCCGATGATGTCTTCCGCGCCAGACAGGGCTGTTCCGCCGGAAATGGTCCGCCGCTCGATGTCGGCCTCCATGTCGGAGAAGGCGAAGGCATAGGTTGGAAAGACGCGCATGGCGTCTCGTTGGCTATGGCTTCACCTTGGTTCCCGTTACCGCCGTCAATCTCAGAAGTAGTTGAAGACTATGACCAAGCCGTCTGCGCCGTTGCCGCCAGCGCCGCTGTTGCCCACGGAATCGACGCCTGCACCGCCGCCACCGCCGCCGCCGCCATAGAGACCGCCGTTGCCGCCAGCGCCGCTGTTGCCCGACAGGTTGGGCGCGCCGCCGCCACCGCCAGAGCCGCCACGGGGAGTTCCGGCCGCTGGCGCATTGCCCGCACCGCCATTACCACCGGCAGTGCCCGCAGTGCCGCCGTTGAGGCTTGCGCCCGCAGTTTGCGAACCACCAGTGCCGGGAGTGAGCGCGGAATTGCCGGTGCTGATCGAACCGCCACCGCCGCCACCAGTTGCGGCAAACGTGCCGACCGATGACGCAGCCGAAGGTGTCGCAGTCACACTGGTCGGGCCGCCAGTACCGCCAGAGAACACGCCGCCCGCCGCAAATCCTGCCGCGAGGTTGGCAGATGCACCCGCGCTGCCGCCATTGCCCCCGCGCGCGTAGACATGCCCCCCGAAGGACGACAGCCCGCCCGCAGTGCCCGCCGCTCCATCGGTTGAGTTTGTAGACTGCGCAGGAGCGCCGGCGCCGCCAGTTCCAACCGTGACCGTTTCTGTCGCACCGAGCAGCGTTGCCGGAATGATGGATTCAGAGAACGCACCGCCGCCCCCTCCGCCGCCGCCCGATCGGGCAGAACCTGCCGCACCTTTGCGGCCGGCGGCGCCACCGCCGCCGGCGCCGATGACCACAGTGCGTGCCGCCTTGAGGCCGGCCCGCTTCGTCCATGTACCGCTAGAGGTGAAGATGTCGATGATGCACGGGGCATCGCCGCTGTTGGTGCCAGTAAGCCCGAGATCCGTCTTCAGCGTAGCAAGGGTCTGGACTTCGGGAGCGCCAGAGCCTGCGGTCTTGCGATAGAACACGGTCCCGGTCGCAACGTCAGCCAACTTGGCGAGCGTGATAGACCCATCGGCAATCACCGGAGTACCGCCGAAATAGGCCAGGCTGTTCCAAGCAGTTGTACCGTCGCCAAACTTCATCTTGCCGGTGTCGGTTTCCAGACCCGGCTCCCCGGCAAGCAACACCGGATTTGCGGTCGTCCACTCGGAAGCGGTCCCGCGCCGGAACTTGAAGCGGATCGAGACGGTCGTCGTCATGCCGTGCCACCGTCGTAGATGATTTCGGAGACCGTGCTGACCGTGACCGGCGCCGACCACTCGGACACGCGCCCGTCCCCGACCTGATAGGCCACTTCCACCTCGATATCCTGATCTACGGTCACCGGCCCGACCCGTAGAGCGATCGGTGAACCGGCATCGATATCGGGATAGGTGAGATCAGCCCCCCAGACCGTTGCACCATCGATGCGCCAATGCGCGAACCAGGTTACGTCGTCGCGGTCGGGCCCATCCACATCGAGCGCGAGGTAGGCGTCCGCGCCATCAAACTCCGCCGCCGACCCCGTGATGCTCGGCGTTGTGAGGGATTCGGGCGCTACCCGGTTCCCGACGGCCGCCGGTTCGCCTTCCTCGGTGACTGGCGTCCATGCATCGACATTGGGATCGAACTCGACCCACTGGAACGTCACGCCCCCCGTCAGCGAACGCGACAGGCCCGTGATTTCAGCCACGCCATCAAAGAAAACCGCCCCGGCCTCCTCGATGCGCAGGTTGATGTAGCGTTCGCCGCGCGCGGCGCGACCGGCAATGTTGGTCGTCACGGTTCCGCGATTGATCGCGTTCTGGCGCGCCATCTTGCGCTTCGCCAGATAGCGGCTCTGGGCATGGCTGGGCACGTTGGGATCGAAGTTCGAGGACAGTATCCGGCCGCGCGCGGTGATGTCGCCGTCGTCACGCCACGGGTCGCACTGGACGGTGTTATAGTCGTGGAGCGACGAGACATAGGTGCACACCAGCTCGTTGACCGCCTCGTCGTCGTCGACGCCGCCGCCGTCCCACGTATAGGAGACGATCTCGTCCGGTCCGATGCTGACCGTCGGCGTGTAACTCTTGCCGGCATAGATCACGTACGCCCCGTCCGCGCGCGGTGCCATCCAGCCATCGAACGCAGTCAGGAAGGCGCTCTTGACCTCCTCCGGTGAATCCGTGTGCTTGTGGGCGAGACAGCACCGATACTTTGCTTCCGATCCGCCCGCCTTGAGCGAGCGAGCCTCATCGCAAACGGCGGCGGCGTCGGTCCAGTAGTTCAGCGTCGGTGCAATGTAGCGGTTCCACCAGGCAGTGCGCAGCGCCGCGAGTTCCGTGGCATAGTCGACGTGGCTGCGTGGCAGGGCAGGGCGCGGACCTTCGCGTACCAGCATGTAGTGCAGAAGCTGACGCACCGGGTTCTCGGTCCACGTCCAGCTGCCCTCGTCAAGGGGATCGACAGCCGCTGGATCTGGGCAAGCCTGCCAGCGCGCGACCAGCGACGGGATCGGTGCAATGCCCTGCGGGTAGATCTCCTGGAACTTCTTCGAGACCGGAGCGCAGAACAGAAAAACGAGGACAACACCGTCGCCACGGTGATCTTCGGTCCAGACCGACGGTCCGAGAAGGCGCTTTGCGGGGTCGTTCGTCCCGCCCGTGCCGGGGATGGTACCGGTCGTGTGGTAGAAGCTGACCTTGAGGTCTCCGTATCGCCCGTCAGAACCCGGCGTCACGAAATCGCCGGACAGGTAGACCTTGTCGTCGTTGAGATAGCGCTGTTCCAGACCGTCCATTTCGCCGTCGTGGATGGCGAAGATGTCGACGGCAGTGCCGACGCCTCCGCCGGAAACGACGCTGCTTTCCGAGGCCGTCTCGTAGACGATCCACGCGCCGTAGAGTCGGAGGCGGCCATAGGCCGACACGCGCTCTGGACGAGGTTGTTTCTTGGCGGATTCGAGGGTTTCGGATTTGATCCCGCCTGAGCCGAGAATGCCGCCAAGGGATTGCAAACCCAACGCAGTCACGCCCAGCGTCAGGCCGGATACGAGGGTCGATGCGATCGAAAACGCCGTAGTGGCGTAGACACCCGTGCCTGCAATGACGCCGCCGAGCGCACCGCTGAGTGCCTGTCCGACACCCGGGATGAAATTTACAGCCAGCGCCGCGCCGATCAGCAATATGGAGCCCAGCAGTTTACCCACGCGTCACACTCCAAGCCATCAGGACACAACTCGGCTCCAGCGAAGCGAAAGCCAGTCCGCGCGGCGCGACCAACGCCCACCGCTTGCCAGTGAAGATCGCCCCCGCCTCCTGCCCCAGGACCGAGACGACACCTACGTCGCCCGCGACCGGTTCTTTCGTGGCGCCAATGCCGGAGCCGAACATGCCTGCGGCGAACAAGGGCAGAAGCCCGTCATCGGCAGCGCTGGCGTCGATGTAGCCGCCCCGCCACTCGGCCATCGGGTCAGGCCAGCCGTTGGCGATGCACCAGTCTGCCGGGAACGTGCAGCAATCCCATTCGCCGTAGCGATGTTTGCGATGCGAGGCTGCAACGAGGAAGTCGCCCAGATCCGGCATCAGTTCGGCCCCCAGCGACGGGTCGTGCCCTGCGAGATGCCCCCGACGTTGCTGAACACAGCGTCGTCCGGGAAGTCGTAGCGCTGGTCGGCATCGGTGAAGTAGGCAAAGGCCGACCGACGACGTGAGGTGTCACCAGCGCCGATCGTCAGAACGAGGCTTCGAACACGCAGGCCGCTGCTGTCCTGACTGCTCACCGATAGCCCGATGCCCTGACCGGTCCATTCCCATTCGATGGCCACGACCTGCCAGTTTTCGTCGAACTCGATCCGGCCGATGTAAACCGGTGCCCCCGGTATGGTAGGGGCCTCTTCGGCAGCAAGCGCGACTGTTTCCTCGCTGACGCCCGACAGTGTAACTTCGAGACGCTGCGCCTTGCCGTTGATCAGCTGCTCCAGAGCGGGAATGTCGACAAGCTGCCCTGCGCCCATGATGATTATCGGGCTCGGGACCACGGCATCGGCCGCAAGAAGGAGCGGGCCGACGCCGGACCAGAATACAGCCGGATCTGGGGTATCGATGTAGAACACGAAGCTTTCGCGGTACGAGGGCATCAGATTTTGTCCCGCTGGTACTGGCTCATCCGGCCCGGCGCGGCCTTGAGGACTGCTTGCGCAGTCTGGCCGTCCATCGCGGCGGCCTGGCGCAGGATTTGGCTCGACAGTTCGCGCGCAAATCCGTCGGGGGTAACGCTGTTGCGAGCGTCGATGCTGATCTGAAAAACCTTCTGACCGCCTGCCTGGCGCAGCGCATTCATGCGGCCCAGCGGCACGATGTGTCCGCCGCCCTGCGGGATGAAGCCTTCCACGCGACCCGGCGACGCGCCTTCGTTGACCCGCACCATCTGGCCAGGCGCGACGTATCCGCCCGATGCTCGGCCGAACAATGAGCCGATGCCGGACGCGACGGCACCGAGAAATCCGCCGCCCCCGCCGGACGCGCTCGCCAGAGCTTCGGCGAGTGGACGCAGAATGACCTGCTCGATCAAGAGGTTCAGCAGGCCAGAAATCAGCGGATCGTCGGTGCCGATCGCCTTTTCCAGCGCACCGCGGATGCCGTCGCGGACGTTGTCGAGTTCTTCGACGACGTAGGATTCGACTTGCTCGTTGATCGCGTCCGGACTGCGATCGAGCTTCCGACGATATGCTTCCAGCGGCGTCTCGTTGGACCGCGAGGCCGCCTCGCGCTTGCCGGATGCTGTTGCATTAAGACCGTCGAGTGCCGCCTGAGCGCGCTTTTTCTCTGCCTCGGTCGCAGTTTCCGAAGCGATCACGCCTTCGAGCAGCGCCTTCTGATAGCGCAGCTCGAGGTCGAGCATTTCGAGCGCAAGGCGTTTCCGCTCGGTCTGACTGTCCGCGAGATCGTACTGGATCTGCAATCCGTCGCGATCGGTGCTGTAGCGTTCCTGGGCGAGGTCGCGGGCGTCTTGTTCGAGTTCCGCCTTCCGGCGCTGCTCGATGCGGTCGCGTTCGGCATCGGCCAACGCCTCGATCTGCGTCTTGAGGCGCGCACGCTGGTTCGCCGCTCCCTCTTTGCCGAGCCGGTCAAGGTCCGTGTCAGTGTCAACCTCTCGCAAGGCCCGAACGCGCGCCAGCTCGACGCTGCGCAGTTCAAGTTCCGCACGCTCATCGGCGGACTTGGCGACGCTCTCCATCGCGGACAGGGCCTGCTGCGCCATAGACGCCAACTGGCTGTCGATGCGGGCCATGATCTCGGCGGCAGATGGGCCTGAAGGTCCGGCAGTAGCTGCCTTCGTCTTCTTAGTTGTCGCCGCAGATGCGACAGCCCCGGGTGCTGGGGTTGCGCTGGCGCCTCCGATCCCGGTGATGCGGTAGTCCCGGAAGCCGCCGGTCGTGTCGACCTTGCCGTCCATCTTGGCAATTTCGTAGCGATACAGCTGCTCGTCCCGCTGGCCCTTGGCGCGGTCAGCATCGGAGCGGAACCAGCCCGTCTGCATCGCCTGCGATTCCCGCAGCCCCTGTTCGAGCTTGAACCGGCGGTAGGCGTCTGCGGCCTTGCCCGCCCAGTCAACGACGCTGGCCAGCGCGTTGGCAAGCGAGAGGATCGCACTGGCGTTGTCCGAGACTGCCCCCGCGATACGCGCCTCAAGGACTTGCTTGAGAGCGGAAAGCTTGTCCGCCGTCTCGTCCGCCCGTTGAATCTGGTCTTCCGACAGGACGATGCCGAGCTTGTGCGCCGCGTCGCGCAACTCGTTCACAGCCGCCGAACCACCCGAAAGCAGCGGTTCGAGCTTCTGGCCGGCGCGTCCGAACAAGTCCATGAGGATCGCGGCGCGCTCGGCCGGGCTCTCGATCTTTTGCAGCGCATCGGCGATCATGGGGATCGCCCGACCGGCGTCCATGACGTTCCCGTTCGCGTCCTTGACCGAGATGCCGAGCTTCGTGAAGGCCTCGGCCTGCGCCTTTGTCCCGCTCGCTGCCTCGCCAATGCGGCGGGTGAGCTGCGACAGCGCCTGGTCCATTTCCTCCTGGGAAAGACCAGCCTGCGACGCGGCGTAGCGATATTCCTGAAGCGCGTCCGTGGTTACGCCGAGTTGCTGCGCAACTTCCCCGAGGCTGGATGCATAATCGAGGCCGCGCTTGGCCGCCTGTGTCAGCGCGTCGACACTGACCGTTGCGAGGAAGCCAATCGCCGCGCCCTTCGCGAGGTCAAAGCCCTTGCGGATGTTCTGCCCCATCGCGACGCCGCGAGCCTCGATGGCGGCGAGCTTCGTTTCGGTGAGCCTCTGGGCGCCGGTGAGGTCAGAGCGATACTGCTTCAGGTCCGCCTGAAGCTGCAGAATGACGGGATCGATCTCTGGCATTGGGTCCGCTCCGGTGGCGGGGCGAACCTATGTTTCGAGGGGAGGGCAGGTTACCGCCGTCAGGGCTTGCCGTGGATTGCGGCCACGATGCAGGCCCCAACCCAGCTGACCACACCGGCTATAAATAGGGCCGCAGCGAGGATCAGACGGGTGACATAGACCTGCTGCTCGGCAAGCTGGATCATGTAGATCGCAGCCTCGCCGTATTCCGGTTGGGGGGTGTGCATGCGCAACGTGCCCCACGCCAGCCACAGGCCCATGAAAATGAGTAGGGTACCTATCGCCGCCAGGCCGCGAACGACCCATGGTCCTTGGAGGTTCAACATGACGTCGGAAATGGCACCCCGAGGCGCGTCGCGTCAACTTCAGCCCGTCGCATGCGCCGAGAGGAACCGCGACAAACCCACCGTGTCGGCAGCCGCATCCTTTTGCTGCTCCGGATCGCGAGCGGCGATTGCCTCGTAGTACATGGAAAGGGAGGTGCGCTCCCAGTTCAGCCCTAGCTCACCGCAATTGCCGATGACGACACCCTTTACGAAGGGCTCAACGTCGCGTCGTCGGCCTTTTTTTTTGAGCCTTCCGGCAACTGGATGCCGTAGATCGCAGCGCGGAGGATCTGGAACGCCAGTGCCGCGTCATGAATCGCTGGTCGCGCTGGGAAGCAATAGGTCTGGATAAGGTCGCGGGCTTCCTGCTCGCTCTCGCCCGCGCCGATGAGGGCGTTGGAGATCAGGGAATGGCACTGCTTTAGCCGTGCGTCGCTCGCCCCGATCAGGACCATGTCGCCGCTTTCCGCCGCGCCAAGGTTCTCACCCAGCGCGTAGAACAGGGCAAAAATCGAGCAACCCGCCTCGCGCTCGAATGCAATGACGCGCGACATCGGAAGCCAGAAGGCGCGCTCCTCACCTGCGAATAGGCGGTTGATCCGCGTTTCCATGGATTACCCGGCCGGCGTCCAGGTCCATGGGCCGTGGTTGGCGAGGGTAACTTCGGCAGTGCCGCCACCTTCACGCGTGATCGCCATGTTGGCGGCGGTCATCACAAACGGCCCGGCGAAAGTGCCGATTAGATCGCCAGCGTCCGTTCCGTCGTCGGCATATAGTTCGACCTTGTAGTTCTTCGCGGTGCCCAGCGCCTCCTCGAACGTGTCGATGTGGGTCTTGTCGATGAGGCCGGAACCCGTGATGTCGAGCTGCTTGCCGTTCACGCGAACCTTGCGGGTGGGAACCTCGCCGGGCTTGGCGCAGTCGCGGACGAAGCGGTCCGAGCTGTTGGCGGTGCGATTGACGTTCACATCCTGCAGGCCGCAGGCAATGGCGAACACTTCGGTTGGGGTCGCACCATCGCCGAGTTTGATCAGGGCGAAATCGGCTTCGACGGGAAGGGACATCAGCGCGGGCTCCTCGCAATCATCGCGAAGGGCTTAGGCTGGGTCAGGGTCGGTCGTTACCGCCGTCAGAGGGCGGCCTAATGGCCGTACCATCGAGGGAACCAATCAACGCTTTCTTCATTGACTGCGTGTACCACCTATCATAATGACAGGTGGATGAGGGAACCGGAACGACGCATTATCGAAATGCGACTCGAGCGGGAAAAGCTCGAAAGACGCATTCACGAGCTGGCTGACGTAGGCGAGGTTGCCTTTGGAAGCCATGCCATCGAGAGGATGGAAGAGCGCGGAATTTCCGACGTCCAAGTTCTACGGGCCCTCAAGACCGGAGAGATCCGTGGCGATGTCACCCCTGGTGATCGACCCGCGGAATGGAAATGTAAAATTGTCGAGAAGATGCGGGGGATGAGAGAGATTGGGGTGGTCACGATCGTGATCCGCAACAAGCGCCTCTTCATCAAGACCGTCGAATGGGAAGACCTAAAATGACCAGCGAAGCTGAACACTACTATATTGAGGGCGAAGCCATGTGCGCCGAACCTCTTCTGTATAGAGGTTGCGGGCTGGATGGTATTTACCTGTGCAATGGCTATGAGATTGAGGAAATTGACGGGGAAACCTTTACTTATGTGCAAGACCGCGAAGGATTGCATAAGGTGATTGCTCTCAATCTGGCGGAGCACCGAAAGACATTGGCCCCCAAGGAAATCCGCTTCATGCGGGTTGCCATTGACCATACTCAAAGCAGCTTGGCGAAAGTACTTGGCGTTTCCAGCCAGACCGTTGCGCGCTGGGAAAAGGGGCAAGTGGAAATTCCAGGGCCGGCAGACCGTATGTTGCGGGTCATGGTTCTCATGGCCATGCTTCCGGACGAAGAGCTTGCGAAGCTCATCAGAGAGATGACTGAACATTTGGATAGAATGGACGAGACAAACGTGGTCCCGCTGCAGTTCCGTCATGACCGCGAGTGGCGGGAGGCGGCCTAAAAGTTAGCTAATCCTGCTCAGCAATCACATGCATCGTCGCCCGCCGGCGCTGCGGTTCGTCGATGATGTCGCTGAGCAGGACACCCGTGATGGCATCGGCCACAACCTCGTCGTCACCTTCGATCAACCTGCGCTTCATGGTGTCGAAGTCATCGGGTGTCAGGACGCCATTGCGCTGCAACTGCGCGATCAGCACGGCCAGCAGCGAGCCGAGTTGGTCCTTGGTGAGGTAGTCCACGGCGCGAAGGTATCACGCCATCAGGCCGAAAGCACTCGCCAATTGCACTGGCAGAACCAGTGATAGTGGTCGGGGTCGCCGTCGGTCAGCAACCGGATATCGCTGAGCCTGATCCGGGCACGGGAACCTGCAGGTAGCGCTAGCCAGTTGTCCGCCAGAGCGGTTTCGATGGCCGCGCCGATCGATCCTGCATGATCCTCGGCAGTTTCCACGACGGCCCCACCTGACAGACGAGGGCCTGCGAAAGCATGCACATCCCACGAGCCCTGACCACCGTTGACGCAGGCCGCCTTGAGCCGCTGCGTGACCGGCGCGCGAAGGACGATGAAAGGCCACGCCGGAGCGCCTGGCGGATTGATCGATGCCGCCGGGACTAGAGCGGTCAGGGCAGCGTCAGCCTTCAGGCGCGACAGCAGCGCGCGCCGGACGAGCTTTTGCAGTCCTACCGCCATTGCGCTTCTCCTTCGGTGCCTGTGCCGCGATTTCGTCCCGGACCTGATGTTCCCCGGCCAGATAGTCGATCGTCACTTCCGGGGTGCGATAGGTCCAAGCCTTCGCGAGCTTGATTGTCTTCATTTGCCCGACCTCCTCACCAGCTTGCCCATTTCCTCGCGGAACAGGCGCTGAATCTTCGGCTCGGTCGCGTCGCGCGCGGGGCGCATATACGGGCGCGCCTCCATCTTCGACGTTCCGAGTTCGAGTTCGGTGGCATAGGGGCCCTCGGACCGCACTTCGGCGCTGAGTGGACCGGTCTTCTCGTTGACAAGGTTATCCTGCAAGACCCCGGTATCGCGGTTGGGCGGTTCGCCAGGTGCGCTGGGCACGTGGTTCTTTCCGGACACCGACCCCGCCGAGATCGAGCGGAAGGCCTCGGCGCGGACCATGTCGGAGCCGACGAACACGACCTTACCGGCCATGTCGACGGCTTCGTCGCTCAACCGGCGCAACCTCCGCAGGTGCTTGTCTGCGCCCTTCATCGCCATCAGGCGATCTTTCGGGCGCGGCATTCCCAACCGATGCCAGCGGGATCGCCCGTGATGGATTCCAGCGACCATGTGCCGGCATGCTCGCCGGTGGCGACGACGATATTGGCTTCGCTGTCGAGAGTACCGTCGAGCGTGGCAGTGAGGACGATTAGCCGCATGTCCTTTTCGAGAAAGCCGGGATCACTGCGCATCGCCTCGGTCGGCACGTCGAATTGCGCCTTGCAGGGCAGCGAAACCGGCGTGCCAGGGGTCACGATGCTGCCCCCGTCGTCATAGACCGCGGTGCCCGGCCACGTCGCCGACACGTCCTGAAACGGCGCGCCGAATTGCGCGGCAAAGCCTGTGGCAAGGCTGGCGAAGATCTGGTTCAGCACGGCTCGGCGCTCGGCTGCCATGCAAGGCGCGGTCCGCCGAATACGCTGCGGGCCAGCTGGCGGAACTCTCGACCGTAGAGTGTGGCGTCGTAGCCGGTGCGCGATGCAACTCCGTCCGAAACCGTGGCCGAGAAGGTGCCGGACTTGAACGAGGTGACGCCGGCGGGGACAGTGCCGGCGACGATGCCCAACTCTGCCATGCGATGCGCGGCGAGGGCCATTTCACCGCGAGCCCTGAGGCTGTCGGGCCAACCCGCGCAATCCTCCGCCGCTTCGGCCAGCCAGTAGTCGATGGTGGCGTCGGCGACGGCGGTGAAGGCTGGGTAGCGGGCCTTGAGTGTGGCTGCGGTGGGGGCGGAGTAGGCCATGGGGTGGGCATGGCGCAGGCGTCGACATGAGGTTACCGCCGTCAGGGCAAAGCAAAAGGGGCCAGCGTTGCCGCCAGCCCCTTCGCCACCCCTGTTGCGACCCCGAGGTTATTCGGACTTGGCGTCCGCTTTGGCCTTGGAGGCCTTGACCTCCTCGAACCATTCCTCGGCGAAGTCATCGGCCTCGATGACCGCGCCCACCTCGGCCTCCACGTAGGCGCCCTTGAGATAGGCGCCACGCGGGCCAGTGCTGATGTTCTTGACCTGTGCCATGTCAGCGCTCCTCAGAAGCTGTCGCGGTAGACGATCGCCTTGGGCAGGCGGACGTCGCAGCCGCCGACGTTCATGATGCCGCCGACCTCGTAGACGAGGCTGGACTTCTGGAACGCGGGCAGGAACTGGTGCGCGCCAGGCAGCATGAACTTGAGAACCTGCGGGTTGTTGTCGTAGGCGATCATGCGCGTGGTCGAGCCGGTGCCGGCCGTTTCGAGTTCGCGGCTCTTGAGGATCGTCAGAGCCTCGCCAGCCACGTTGTTTGCCAGCAGGAACGACAGGATCGTCGCGTTGGTGTCGCCGACGCGGGTCGTCGCGATGTAGTTGTAGCGCGACGTTGGAAGGGCCAGCGTATTGGCGATGTGCGTCTCGCCCGTGCCAGTCTCGACAGCGGTAAGCGCAGCATTGATGTCACGCAGGATCAGGTCGGGCGTCTTGTCCGCCCAGAGGCGCGAGGAGCCAGTGCCATCCGCCGCGACCTGCGCGGAGGGCGCTGAACCGTTGTTGATGAAGCCGGTCCAGCCCTTTTCGCTTTCACCGCGTGGCGTCTTGCCGGTCATGGCAATGCCGTAGATGAAGCGGTCGGCAGCCAGAACCGCACCCTGCGCCTTGTCAGACGAGAGCGAGCGACCGAGCTTGGCGGCGCGCTGCATTTCCTGCGTGTTCCACTCGTAGCCGATCGCGGCGAGATGGAAGTTGCGCGTGGCCTGGTTCATCTGGGTCGAAGCGTAGGGCATGTCGAAAGCGCCGCCGCCCATGAATTCAGCCTGGCCGACATTGTCCATGGAATAGACGACGGTGCCGACATCCCACATGTCGCCCGAGGTATCGACCGTCATGAAACGGCTGATGTCGAACGAGGGATACCGGGTCATGTAGACCTCGGCCTCGATGCGGTGAAGCTGGGGCGTCAGGAAGGCATAACCGACCTGGGCGTCCTGAAGGAACGCATCGACCTTGTCAGCGAAGGTCGCGGCATGGCGGGCGTTGTCGTTTGCCCACAGCGCGATGACCTGCTTCTTGGTCGCGGCATCAGCCAGCATGAATGCGCCGGGGTCAGTGATCTGGCCCGAAGCGCGGTCGAAGAACGAAAGTGCGGTCATTGTTTCAGTCCCCTTAGCGCTTCACGATGCGGCACAGGCCGTCGGTGACAGTTTCGTCCGCGACCCAACCCGTCGCGATGTGGGTTGCGTCGGCTGCTGTGGCGCCAACAAGGTCGGCAGCTCCGCCGCCGGTGCCGACGGTCAGTGCCGCGCCATCAGTCACCGCGCCCTTGACCGCGACGTAGATCGCGCCGGAAGTGATGATCGTGGCGGTATCGTACTGCTGGTACTCGTCGGCATCCTGACCGGCGACCGGGGCCATCGCCGACGTCGCGACGGTCCAGCCCAGGAAGGTGGCGAGGGTGCCGACCGTGGCGGTGCAGCCGTGATCGCCAGAGCCGCGATAGACGGGCTTGCCGAATGCGATGCCGGCCGCATCCTCGACGGTGCGGCTGATGCGGTTGGAGGTTTCGCCATTGGCGATCATGCCGGCGTAGCCCTTGGCGACGGTGCCGGTGTAGCTGGTCTGAAGTTCGGGCATCTGTCAGCCTCCTTAGGCGTAGCGCGCGGCGCGGATCGACGCGACGACGGTTGCGGAATCGGCGAACTTCGCCGGGGCGAGGTTGTGCACCTCAGGCTTTTCGTCGTTGGTGGCGGTCAGCACCGCGAACGCACCGGCAACGCCGGCGTCATCCTTCGGGCAGGCATCGCCGAGCTTGGCAGCGACCACGGCGCGGCGGATTTCCGCGTCGGTCTTGCCATCGACGACCAGGTCGGGCGCAATTGCCTTGACCTTCGCCACCAGCGCGGCGCGATCGGCAACCAGCTGGTCGAGACGAGCCGGTTCGAGTTCGGCCTTGGCATCGGCGAGCTGCTTCTCGAGCGCGGCGACCTTGCCGGTCTCGGTGCTGAGCTTGGCTTCGGCATCGGTGAGGGCAGTTGCGGCCTTGGCGGCAGTGTCCTGCAGCTTGGCGATCGCCGCTTCGACGGCGGCTGCATCGCCCAGATTGACGGGGATACCGTCGAGCATGATCGTCTTCATGACAGGCTCCATGATGGTAGTCGGAATTGCATCGCAGTGCGCAAACGCGTCCGAGATGCGGCATTCGGGGCCAGCTCGACCCCGGTCCACCAGCGCGACGTGGTTGCCCTGGATGGAAGTCTGGCGCGCGACACACTTGGTGCCGTCGGGCGCTGCGAAGTCGCCGAATTCCAGCGACGCGGCATAACCGTTGCTGAGTTCGCACTTGCCGGCATCGACCTTGGCAATCGCATCGGCGTCGGTCAGCAGGAGGTCGAACGCGAGATAATCGCCGTCGCGGATCGCGCCCATGACGGTGCCGCGCGCGTGCTGGCGCCAGTTGTCGGCAGTGACGGCCTCGGTAGGGTGATCGTCGGTGATCGGCTTGCCGACGAAGGACCGCACCGCCGCCATGTCGAAGACGGTGGCCTCGTCGCGCAGCACCTTGACCATGCCCTTGTCGCGCAGGCCGTGCTTATTCTCCGGATCGATCTCGGAGCCGAGGTAGTCATAGACGCCGACCCTGGCGGCCTTGGCGCGGACGGCCATGAAGCCTTCGCGGGTGCGGCGCGGTGCATCAAGGGTAAGGGCGTCGACGAATTGCATCGACGGCGGGGATATGCGGTAAGGCTAGGCGTCGTTACCGCCGTCAGAGGAAGATATGCAGCACTTGATTGATGATTTGCGAGCGTGCGCATCCGCAGGCATTTGGCATGCAGCACTAGCACTTGCCTTATCAGTTCCCGACATTTGTGGTGGTTACGATGCACCGAATGCAGGCAGCCGCGCTCGGTTTGTGAATTGGTGGAATCGCCACATGGCACAAAAATTGGTGCCGACTGGGGCGCGTCCTTTAGATGCTCGAGATATATACGCCCTGCGCTGTGCGATGCTCCATGAAGGCAAGGGCAATATTGAGCGGCAACGGGCCCGAGTTGCTGTCGCAGAATTCGCATTCATCAGGCCGCCTGACGGTTTGGTAATGCACTACAACACTTTCAACAATCAACTGGTCCTTCAGGTCGACCTTTTTTGCGAACAAATCTGCCGAGGTGCCGAGGAGTGGTTAGCCATTCCTGGTAATGCCCGGAAGGTGGAAGCAGAGCCGATGATGCAAGTATTCGATATGAGGAAAGGTGGCTTCTTTCGCTTCTAAAACTCCCCATCCAAGCTTAGCACAGCCCGCGACGTACACCCACAAAACGGCAACTGCCCTGGCCTGTCCTGTGGAGGCGGCGCACCGTCAGCAGGATCATCGCTGTAGCGCTTGCCGTCGCGGGCAGCATGCTCGGGCCGATAGTTGACCTTGTGCGACGAAACCCACTCCCACGCCATCAGGCCCGCCTGCCTGCGCCGCTCCTCGTTCAACGTCTCAGCTGCTTTCGACAACTGGTCGGACGCGATGTTGAGTGCCCGGCGCCGCCCCATCGCCACGGCTTCACGGATCTCGGCGGCAACTGCCCGCGCCGGCTTCTTTTCCGCCAGGCCGCGAAACACAGTATCGGAAATGCGGGCACGCGCCTGATCCGACACGGACCGCACAAGCTCGACGTTCCGCTCTATCACCGTGCCGAGCGGCGCGCGGACATCGGCAGGGCCAACCATCGACGAGATATCAAGCCCGGTCGACTGCTTCACGTTGGTCGACCACTTGCGCCGCTGGGCCTGCTCGACGCGTTGGGCCCATCGCTCCAGCCTGAGGCGTAGCGTCACCATCAAGCGCGAGATTCCAGCATCGACGGATACGATCACGCCGGACAGCTCGGGCGCGGCGTCGGTGGTCAGTTCCGAAAGGCTGCGGTCGTACTCGGCGACGATCACGCCAACGGCCTGGTCCCATTCCTTGACCACGGGCGCATAGCCTGAGGCGTAGAGGTCCGAGGCCAGCGTCGCGGGCAGAGTGACTTCGCGGAAAGTGACCGTACGGCGGCGCGGCTTGCGCTGGGCGAACATTGCGCGGAGGTCGTAGCGCATCAGGCCGGCACTTCGCTCAAGGCTTGCTCCCACCGAACCTTGTCGACGACGTCTTGGACCACCGTCCTTGGCCGAGATTGGCAGTTCCATTGCCGCCCTTTGACGACTGATGTCGGGGTTAAGCCTGCGCCACGCATTGAAGCACCGGACTCGTCCGCGCGGTTGTAGGTGATGAATCGGCGTCCGCCATGCAGTTGCCAGATCCTCTTGAGCCTCGAATTGATTTTCGAGCTGGCACCTTTCGGCGCTTCGTGTGACACGCAAACCCTGACAGCCTCGGCGCACGTTCGATCCGCTGCCAGTTCGCGAGCCTTGGGATTGCCCAAGAGACCTACGCCAACCAACCTTCCGTCAAGCTCCAAGCCGATGGCCGTTCTTGCTCCAGCAACCGATGGATTGTGGCGATGGTGCTCGCGAACAAAAGCTTTTGCTGATCGGATCGAGATGGGCACGAAGGTTAGCACCTCACTCCTCCGTAATCTTCGACTTCCAGTCCAGATCCAGCGGCTCGAACACCTCAGGCCCGAAGCGCAACTCTCCGGAAAACGGCTTGATCGCTTCGAGGTCGATGCCTTCCGGTGCCTGATAGGTCAGCGTCACGTGCGGCAGGTATTCCGGATAGTCGTGACTTGCGCCGGCGCGCACCATCTCGTCGTGGCGCGACTGCAGCGACCACGACGCGAACTGGAGGACGACGGCGCCTTCTCCGAACCGTTCGAGCGCGCGCGGACCGCCAGCCTTGATCACCAGACCGCCATCGGGATCGCTCGACCATCCTTCGCCCATCGCCATCGGATCGACAGCGGCACGAGAATATAGCACGGTGACATGGAGCTGGTCGGCAGGGACCGTCACGTCGAAGCCTTGTGCTTTCGCCCAGTCGATCAGCTCACCGCCGTTCAGCAACTTGCGATGGACATACAGCGGTCGCGGGCTGGCGTCGTTGGCAGCCACAGGCGGGGTGGTCGAGGTCCCGCCCGGAGCCGAGATAGCCGGATCACCTCCTTTCGTCCCATCGGGATTCATGTCCTCGGGCGAGGGATCGGCAACGATGCCATAGCGCTCGTCGTCGGGGATATCGGACAGCGCCGCCTCAAGTTCGGGGAGGTAGCCCTCAGAGATCATCAGCGATTGGATGCCGCGGTTGAATGCCTGCTCCGGCATTGCGTTGAGGCCGGCCAGCTTCTCGGCCGCTTCCATCTGCTTGGCGAAGCGATCGGCGCGCTCCTTGTCGGTCTCGACATCGAGCGGGGCAAATGCGTAGCTGGCGTTCGGTTCGGCGCGCCCCAGCGCGGAGGGCACGAGGTAAGCGTCGACGCGGTCGAGACAGGGCCCGAGTTCGAGGGTCTGCATCGCGCGGACCTTTTTCGACCAGTCCTTTTGCTGACTGTCGCCGGACGAGTTCATGCCTTCTGGGGCGCGGCCGAGCAGACGCGTCGCCGGGATGTCGGAAATCGCGGCGGCGAACTCGGCGAAGGCGTTGAGAACGTCCTTGGCCCCGGCGAAGTTGTAGGCAACGTCGTCGATCTTCTCCGCCGGGCCGTCGGCGCCATTTCCGCTGTCGTAGACCGCCGCGTTGTACATGCTTTCCGCCAGCGCGATCATGCCGAGGCGGGCGCCAATGCGGCTCTCTCCGTCGCTGGTCGACACGATGTCCGACAGGTTCGGAATACCGATGCGGGTTAGGCGGGCTTTGTGAAGCAGCGCTGCGAACGACGCGCGCGCGGTGTCGCTGTCCTTCACTGCTTCAAGGACCTGCTCCAGCCTGCTTTCGCCCCAGTAGGCGTCGTCCTGGCTGGCCATGCTCGCAATCAGGGAACCGCTGGTGTCGGCACGGAACGTCACGACGCGCGAGGGATGAATGAGCTGCTGACCGGTTGCGGTCTGCATGCGCCACATCTGCGGCTCGCCGTAGCCGGGAAGGCGGGCATCGTCCTGCAGCGCATCGAACGTCAGGTGCCAGCGCGAGACGACGTTGATGTAGGCGAGACCACCTTTGGCCACCGCTTTCGGTGCGGGCGTGGCAGGCTGACCAGGCAGGCCGAGGATGAACGCGCCGCCGCCAAGTCCGCGCAGGGTCTCGGCAAGCTTCGCCTTCTCGCGCAGCCCGAGCCGCTTTTCCTCGTCCCAGATCAGCGCGGCCTGGTCATCGTCGAGGCCGGACCAGTCGCGCCATTCCCGCACCATGTCGAGCGGTGGGATCTGGATGATCTTCTTGAGCAGGCCAGAGCCGGAGTAGGCGGCATGGATTTCGTGCTGGGTGAGGGCGCGGGTCGCGCAGTACGCCGATGCGGTGCGGGGATCGCGCGACGTGCCTTGGCCTGTGAGCGCATTGCGGAGGCTGTCGAGGATGTTGGTCACGGTGCCCATGGAGGTGGGCGTAGGGTTGCGGGTGGGGTGAGGTTACCGCCGTCAGGTCCTAGTGTTTCAGACCACCTCCTTTGCGATAAAAACACAGCAAGCTACTTCTGCGATTCGGAGGACGTGCCATGGCCATCTTGCTTCTTACCTACGATCTGAAAGCTCCTGGGCGGAACTATGAACCTGTCTTCGACTACATCAAAGCTAACTACACATGGTGCAAGGGTGCGGAATCAGTATGGCTTTTAGAAACGACGGCAACGACAACGAAGGTTCGTGACGACGTCAAAGCTCTGGTAGACGATAACGATATCGTGTTTGTGGTTCAGATCACAAGAAATTGGGCTTCACTGAATTATTACTGCGGTGATTGGCTGAATAAGCCAGAGCGGAAATGGTGATCACGTCAGCGCCGCCAGGTTATAACTCCCAGCCCCGCTCAACATCAGATCCGACAGCGCCCACACCAGCGCATCGAGCCGGTCCGGCGACCCACCACCCTGAAACCCCGAGGTCGTGGTCATCGTCAGCTGCTCCTCCAACTCGGGGAATTGACCGACGTGGTGGACATGGCCACGCTCGTACAGTGCAGCGACGGGCTCGGCGCGGGCGACCTTTCCGCGCGATGCCGTCACCATGCGGATCGGCAAACGAGTATCGGCACTGCGCAGGATCGCTTCGACCATGGCGCCACCGAAGTTCCTTTCCGCAACGATGCGATCGGCACCTACCTTGCGTGCCAGATCGGCCACCACGCGCGCCCAGCCTTCGGGACTGAGGCGGCAGGACTTGTCGGCCAGCACATAGCCGTGGCCATCCTCGCCAAGCCCGACAGCGACAATGCCCTGACAGTCGCCGCCGGTGCCATCCGAGCCCGACGGGTCGACGCCGATGACGACGCGCCTGAGAGGAGGATGGGCGTGGCGGCGTAGCGTGTCGATACCGGGCATCAGCGTGCCATCGTCGGCGGTGCGGTCCGATGCCGACCACAGCGCCCCGGGCACTTCGCTGAGGTACTTGCCGTCTCGGAATCGTTGGCGCTGCTTGTCCGGCAGGCCGTCGAGTTCCGCATGGTATTCCGGCGGAAGGTGCGGATTGTCGACGGGGTTCATCGCAACCCATGCGCGGCTACCGTGTTCGATCGGCATGCCGTTCTCTGGCCGGACCTGCTCGACGAACTCACGATAGGTCCAGTGCCCTCGGCCGGTCGGGTTCAAGTCGTACAGTCCCTTGAGCGGCAGCCGCGATCCATCGCGCCGGAAGCATGCCTGGGCAAGGCGGGTGCGCAGCGTCAGAACCGTCTCGTAGGCGACCTGGCTGCTCTCGTTGACGTAGATCGTGGCGTATTCCTTGCCGAGGATCTTGTCGACGCGCTCCTTGTCGTCGAGCCCGCCGAACCAGACTTCCGAGCCATCGGGCAGCTTGGCGTACTGGTCGGACTTGTTCACCTCGTAGGGCACATCGGGGAAAGCGAGCCCCATCATCTTCGGCCATGTATCGAGCATGACCGATTGCCTGACGTCGATGTTGTGAAGGCGCGCGATCAGGTGGCGGCTGCCCGGTGCGGATAGGGCGCGACCACCGATCAGTTCGCAGAAACCGAATGTCTTGCCTGATCGCGAACCGCCGTAGGCAAGGCCATGGCGGGCCGGACCGTGCACCATTGCGGCTTGTTCGGCCTGCTTGTCGGTTCGCTTGAACAGGGCCGTCGGTTCGCCGCTGAGTTGGCGCCTACGGTCCTTTTCCTTGAGCAGGGCATAGAGTTCAGTCTTGGACATGCCCACCGATCAGCGCCGCGATCTTGGCGTTCAACTGCTCCTCGGTGAGGGTTTCAACCTCGACCTTTCCGCTGTGCTCGACCTTGTCCTTGAACGCCCCGACGTCGATGTGCCGGCCGATAAGTTCGAGACGCTTGATCCGATCGCTGAGCTTGAGCTTGCGAACAGTGCCGATCACGACGCCTTCGACCCGAATCTCCTCGACGTCGAGGCCTGCGACGAGACCTTGCCGCCAGATCAGTGGCCAGTCTTTTACCGGTTTCAATCCACCATGCTCGTCGTAGAGATCGGCGACGTCGGCGGTGCTTTCTTCGGCAAGGCGAGTGAGCAGCCAATCGGCGTCGATCTGGGTCCGCTCGGCACGCTTCGCCTGAGCCTCAGCGATGGCTGTCGCGATATCAGGTTTCGTCAGGTTCTCGGATCCTACCGCGCGCGCCGTCTTCGCGCTGTAGCCCGCCCGGATCGCAGCCTGCGTGGCATTGAGGTCGATGAGGTATTCGCGGACGAAAGCCTCCTGCTTAGGCGTCAGGCTCATTTCCCCCTCCTGGTCAAAGTCTGGCCCATGACGTAGCGCCGTCTGCGCTGATGATCCGCCGGGCAGGTATCGCGATCGGGATGCAGCGACTTGCGCCCATTGACGCGGACATGCTCGGCCCGTGCATCCTTGAGTTCGTCGCCACCGCTCTCGGCAATCCAGCGCCGGATGCAGCGCCAGTTCGCGCGGTAGTGCTCCATGATGCCGTCCCAGCCCATCGCGATGTAGGTTTCTCGGAAGTCACGAGGGCAGGGCCGGCGGGGGCGGATCAGGCCGGTGTCGTGCATCCTGCCATCGGGGCGCCGCTTCTCGATGGTCATGAGCACTGGCTCCTCCTCGCTTCGATATCGTCGATGATGATGGCGGCGAGGTCAGGCGGAACCTTGCCGCGATAGTCAGGCCAACGCGGTCGCATCGAGGCGCGGACCGTGGCGCTGGTGTGGGTCTCGGCCTCGCTCCAGAACGCAGCGGTGTCGCGTGGGTCGAGGTCTGAGAGGTCCGCGTCGACCGGGCCGTCGTAGGGGGCGGTGGGGTCGAGCCAGAGGGCTTCGTCGATCATGCGCCTACCTCCGTTGCCCCAGGTCCCGGCAGTGGTCTGGTTGCCTCAGTTAGCCTCCAGTTAAGCCCCCCTTTAGGGGGGCTAACTGGGGCACTGGGGCAGACCACTTGCCTGCCACGGTTCGCCCCAGTTTGCCCTAGTTTTGCCCCAGTTCCGGAAAGCAACTGAGGCAGACGCAAAAACCGCAGATTTCCGCCGTTTCGATTGTCGCAGTGGGGCGCGTCAGACAGACGGCCTGCTTCCCCTGCCACAGTTGCCACGGTTGTGCCCCAGTTCAGTCCGTGTGCCATGTTCCGACCTCCACGAACTTGCGGACGTTGCGCTTCTCGTCCGTTCCCTCGACCTCGCGCAGCATGTCGTTCTTGAGCCACTGCTTGAGGATGTCCTTGACCCTTCCAGCCTTCTTCTCGAGGTCGATATCGAGGACATTGGCGATCACGTGGCCGACCCACTGGGCGCTCCGGACGTCGGCGCGATAGCGGCCCTGCGACACCCGCTTCTGGACCTCCTTGAGGTGCCAGGTGCTGACGCCATCAAAGGGGTCGGGCCATTGCCACGGACATGCCACGCCGACGCTGTCGCCGTTGGGCAGGTCGACGTTGTTCATGCGGAACCAGTCCGCCGCTTCGGGCGGTGCAAGGTTCGCCTTGTCGTTCTGGGTGCGGAAGTAGAAACCGAGCTGGCGCGGTTCGATGCCGGCGCGCTCTCCTTCCTCCTTGGTCATGCGGTTGTAGACCACGACGCTACGTGCCGCACCGATCAGCGAGACGGCGCCGCGGCTGCTTTCCGCGGTTACTTCCGCGCCGTTCGTCTTGCGGACGTGGTGAACCAGGTTGATGGCGCAATCGCAGATGTCGGCGATGCGCGACCACTCTTTCGCCACCATGTCGATCGCGCGGTTGTCGTTTTCGCTGATCGCGTGGCTGGAGACGAACGGGTCGATGCTGAGGACGTCGATCCGGCGGTCTTTCAACTGTTCGATCACCGCTTCGACGACCGGCCGAACGATGCGCGCACCGCCGTCGGTTTCCTCCGCGATGCAGATCGGCTGCTCACGGCCGGAATCGACGAACAGGCGCTCGCCCACATCGTCGGGGCCGATCTCAAACCACTGCGCTGCGGCGTGGATGCGGCGTTCGGTTTCCTCCGCCGGATCCTCGAGGTTGTAGAGCCAGACGTTGAGCGGGCCCTCGTGGCAGTCCTTGCCGAGAAGGTTGCGGCCCGTTGTCATCGCAAGGGCCTCGACGATCTTCACGCTCGACTTGCCGAGACCGCCAGGAGCGATGTCGAGCGAAAGAAACTTGCGGATCAGATGCCGCCCATAGAGCCACTTGCGCGGCGGGATCGTCGCCGGGTCGCGCCACGAGAACGGGGTCGCCTTGAGCTTGGGGCGCTCGGATTCCGGCTCCTCGTCATACGGCGCGAACGGTGGCAGGGTGCTACGGCGCTGCTCGAACGCCTCGCGCACCTTGTCGATGCCGAAGGTGACGGCGACGTCGTTTGCGTCAAAGTTGCCTGCGTCCGACACGCTCACGCTGCCCCCCTCTGCGGCCGACCCAGCGGATAGGCAACGTGCGCTCCGATCTCGGCAGCAACGGCTTCGGCGGTCTCGATCCCGGGATTCTTGTAGATGCCGCGATGCTCCATCTCGCGCAGTGCGGTCGCTTCATCGTCGTCAGCGAAAACCGTGTAGCTCAGGTCCGGCCGCTTCTCGGCGAAGAGCCGCGCGACGCGGGCCATGTTCGACGTGTTGAAGGTCACGATCACCGGCAATCCAGTTGCCTGGTGCACGGTGTCCGCAGTGGCATAGCCCTCGCAGATCACGGCCTCTTCTGTCTCGGGCGAGAACCTTCCGACGATCGCGAACAGGCCGTTGATGCGGCCGCCCTTTAGGAATCGCTTCTCGCCGTCCGGCTTGATGCGCTGCAAGTTCCACAGCAGGCCGGTGTTGTCGGTCATCGGTATCAACAGTTCTTCGCCGAGGACGCGCAGGGGCGATGGATCGATCTGCTTGCGCGCGACGTACGGATGTTCGGGCGTCGCGGCGCTGGCGCGCTGCCACAGGTCGGCTGCGGCTAACGCGGCCTGGCGTTGGTTGTTGTGCTGCTCGGCCTCGCGCCGCTCCTTCGCCGCACGCCACTCGCGTTGCAGTGCGTCGCGCTCCGCTGCGGACAGGGCCGGGCGGTCGTCCGACGCCTTCCACTTCAAGGTGCCGGTGTTCATGCGGTAGTTGCCGAAGGCGCCGGCGGGGCGCTGGTCGAGGTAGAGGATGGCCCAACCGTTCTGCCGGCCCTTTCCGTCCCCTTCGCAGCGGAACCGGATCAGGGAACCAGAAGCGAGCCGCTGTGCGATCGGCTCGATAGGCACAACGCCATTGGCTTCCATGAAGCCGATGAAGTCCGCGATGGAATCGTGGATACTCATGCGTTTTGCAGCCCGTGGAAGATGATCAGGTCTTCGACCGCCTCGTCGTCGAGGTGGCCGTGTTCGCGGGCGATGAGGAGCCGGGCCTTCATCTCGGCGGGATCGCTTATCTCAGCGAGGATGTGGCGCATGACGATGCCACGAAAGAGCGAGCCCGCGCTGATGACGGTGTTTTCGCGCGTCACGCCGCGATCCTCCCGATCACCGGCATCCCCTGCGACACTAGCCATTCGAACGCGGCGTGCGGACAGAAGAAACACGCCACCGGGAAGCCCATCATGAACTTCCGGTTGGCCCAATCGACCTGCGCCTGCGAAAGCTCGCCGGGACGACCGGCGGCGCTATAGCCCTTCATCTCGACGAATGCGGTTCCGCACTTCGGCCAGGTCACGATGTAGTCGCCGTGACCGGTCACCACGCCGAGCGTCTTGGCCTTGGCATGGTTGTGCCGCCCTTCGTTCTTGACGTGCGCAATCTCGGCCTGCGGAGCGAGCTGATGCACGAGTTTGACCAGCGTCTTGCAGCGCTCGTCCTCGCTCAGGTGCTTGAGGCCGTCGGGCTTCTGCACGAAGAACAACGGATCGGCGTCGAGCCGGGTTTCAAGGTCGGCCCAGGTGGTCATGCGACCTCCCGCAGACGCCGCGCCTCGACGGTCTCGCGCAGCTTGGCGAGCAACTGGTCGAAGTCCCTCGTTCCCCGCCGCGCATGGCTGGCCGCGATGCTGTCGAGCATGGCCGGCGTCAGACGGTCGAGCGGCGCCGTCGCGGCCTTGGCGTAGGCCGCGGTCATGTTGTCCCGCTTGGTCATGACCTCCCGGGTGCGGGGGAATCGCTGGCCCTTCACGCCAACCTCACTTTGCTCGGGCCATCGCCCGCAGTGTTTCGAACAGGGAGCGGTTCTCGGGCTTCGGCTCGGTGCCGGTCAGCGCGAAGAATCCGTCCAGCAATTTCGCCGCCCACGCAGCGGCGCGGCGCTCCTCGCGTGTCATGCGGCCTGCCTCTGATGCTTGCAGCCAATGTCGCCACGGACGCCGCACTTCAGGCACGGGTCTCGATGAACCAGCGTGTCCGGAATCGGCGGATGGCTGGCATTGGCAAAGTCGAGGCTGACACGCCGCTGCCGCGCGTGGGGCGCCAGCGTAGGAACGGCGTCGCCGACGAGCGCATAGACCGCACGCGAACCACGGCCCGAGCCGCCGTCGACGCGCTTGACCAATCCGGCATGACGAAGACCCGCGCAGTCTCGGGAGATGTCGGCCGAGCATGTGCCTGTCACACGCAGCAGTTGCTCAGTCGTTTTTGGGCCGGTCTTCAAGGCCGCGAGGATGCCAGCCTTACTCATACCGCTTGCGGCCCCAGATCGCGCTTGATCTGGTCCCACAGACGATAGGCATAGCTCTTTGCGATGCCCATTTTCTTCGCCGCCATGTGTGCGGACAAACCTTGCGCTGCCAGTTCGGCCAGCTCGGACTTGCGTTCCTCGGTAACAGGCGTTGCACGTCCCATGACGTTACTCCTGGTGGTGGTGGAAAAGGTCACGCCGCCAGCCTTTCCGCGACGAAGAGCGCCCATCAGCATGCCCCCCAAGCGCCGATCTGGCTGACAGGCACGGGCCCGCCCGCCCAGCGAGGCCAGAGCGTCTGCGGGATGCCGAGTTCCGGGAGGACGGTGACCACCACGGCGCAACCGTGGTTGTAAGCGATCACCGCGCGACCACGGCCGGGGAAGCGGACAATGCGCGCACCGACGCGGACGGCGGCACGGAACGCGCGACCAGATAGGCGGGCGACAACTTCCTCGCGGGGGAGGGATTCGATCCGCTCGATGAAGCGGTCGACGGCGTGGTTCGAGACGTGCAGGGGCATCACGCTGCCCTCCGCTCAGCGCCCGCAAACCACTCCGCAACCAGCCGCATCCGTGGCGTGGCGTGGGTCTCGTACCGGCGAAGCGAGTTGATTACCGAGCTGTGATCGCGGTTGAGCCTGCGCCCGATCTGCGCCGTGGACTGTCCGCGTTGGTGAAGGACCCAATAGGCAACCTGACGCGCCTGCATGAACACCTTGGCGCGATCCGGGCCCATGATGTCAGCAACCGTCACCTTCATGGCGCGCGCGATGGCTTCGACCGCATCGTCGATGAAGAACGGCCGCACATCGGTCGGGACATCATCCGCAGACAGGTCCGGCAGTTCGATGCGATTTGCCTCTGCACTCTCGACGCTGCGCTGCATGTCGAGCGCCGTCGATGTGGGGGCCGGCCTGAAATGAGCCTCGTCCCGGTCGCACTCGCCAAGCCGCTCGCTTTCGGCGCGATAGGCTGCGCGCTTGGCCTGTGCATCGGCGATCAGTTCGCTGCATTCCTCCAGCGACGGGGCGCGACCCCATTCGTTCATGGTCAGCGCGCGGACCTTGGATGCGTCGCGGATATAGCGCGCGAGCTGCGAAGCGTAGTTGCGCGGGCCCCTGTGCAGCCGGTCGATGCAGATGCCTGCTTCCGGGCGGTGCAGGATCATCACGTTGGTGAGTGGGAGGTCTGGTCTCACGCCGCACCCCGCAATTCCGAGACGCTGCCGGTGCGCATCGCGTCACGCTTGTTCCGCAGCATGTCGGCGATGCCGCAAAGGCAGTCGATCGCGCCCGCCCGCTCGAGAGTGCGGACATCGGCGTCGCTGCACTCGCCATCACGGAACAGGTCGATCAGCATCGGGAGAACGCCGGCGACGTCACAGGGGATCGAGGAGACATCGACCGCAATAGCTTCCCGATCGACCGCGCGCGCGCCGATCAGGTGCAGCACCGTGTCCAGCGCGGCAGGGCCGAAGCGCTCGCCAAGACGAAGCAGCGACACCGCGCTGAGGTCAGCATTGCGATTGCGCGCATTGACGACCGTGCCCGAGGAGACGCCCCAGACTTCGGCCATTTCGCGGTCACTGTCCGCGCCCTGGATGCCCTTCACCGTCTCCGAGACGGCACTGCGATAAGAGGTTTGTGTGAGGCGGGTGCGATTGCGCAGCCCTTTGTGGACAAGCACGATTATCTCTCCACGCTATGGAAAGGAGTAAAACCCGGGGCGACGACGCAGGGATTGGAGGCATTCGCCGCCCCGGAACCGGTGGTGCGACCCGCCGGGCTAAGGTTATCGTTGATGGCGCTGCGCAGGACGCGCCCGCCGAAATGATGATGGAAATGGGCCAGCGCCGCGGTCCTGATGATCGCGCGTCGCAGGTCCGCCTTGGTCACCGGGCATTCCCGATGAAGCGCCCGACGAAGAGCGCGAGCGGCACGGAGGCGGCGCACCAAGCAGCCAAGGCGACGAGCCAGGGCATTCATGCTGCCTCGGAGGGGAGAGCAGACAAATCCTTGGGAAGAGGCTTGCCGGCAGCTTTCGCTGCGAGCCGCAAGTGGGCCATGCGCGAGGGAGGAATGCCGATCGCCTTCCAGCTGTGGACGGTGGAGACCGGCGCTTCGATCAGACGCGCAACCGCGGAGGTTCCCCCGAGGTGACGGATCACGGCTTCAGCTTCTGTGCTCATGCCGAGCAATATGCGATAATCGGAAGCTTATCGCAACTAGAAACTTCCGATAATCGCGATTGCGATATTCGCAGACCTGCCCTCAATAGGTGCATGGCTGAAAAAGGCACTCTGCGCCCCGAGGCGGCTCAAATTTTCCAGCGTCTGGAGGCTCTGGGCCTTAAGCAGCGCGAGCTGGCGCAGGCGCTCGGGATCGAGGAAAACAAGATCTCGAAGGTGAGGGCAGGCGAGCGCCAGTTCAAAGGCGCGGAACTGCTGGCGGCGTACGAGTGGCTGGACCAGCGCGAGGCCGAGGCGCACATGCCGCGTCTTTCGCGGGTTGCGGCGGTGGGTCAGCAGGTTATCCCGGCGACGCCGGTCGAAGGTGAAGTCGTTCAGATCCAGAAGCTGGACTTGTCTCTCTCGATGGGACCGGGGACGCTGATCGACGGCTATGTCGAATCCGAACTGGTCAGTTTCGACCTTGGGTTTGTCCGCCTCTTCACCCGCGCCGCGTCGGATCACTTGCGACTCGTGACCGGCATCGGGGACAGTATGGAGCCCACGTTGAAGTGGGGCGACCTCATCCTGATCGATACCACCGACAGGATGCTGTCGAAGCAGGACGGGATCTACTGGATCAACCTCTATGGCGCGGCGGGAATCAAGCGGTTGCGGGCGATTGGTCCTCGCACGATCCTGGTGAAATCCGACAATCCCGGCGTCGACGACCAAGAGGTTGAAGCCGAAGATCTACGCATCGAAGGCCGGGCTATCTGGGCCACGAGGGGATTGTGATGCGATGGATTCTGGCCTTAGTCGCTCTGGCCGCCGCACCAGCCTTGGCGGCCGACGAAGATGCACCGCAACGCGTGGCAATTGAGCGGTTGCCGCTCACGGGCGATCAAATCGAGATCGGCGCATGCGCCACACGATTGTTGTCTCGTTCTGCCAAGGTGTTGACCTACCCTATCCGCGACGGCGTCGGCATCGACTGGACGCCGAAGACCGGGCTTTTCATGAGCGCCGGCGGTGACCCTATCCTCGCCTTCGAATTTCGTCGCGACGAGGTGGGGCCCTTCATGAAGTTGTTCTATCGCCATCCATTCACTGCCAAGTTGGCGCGAGGGTTTGCGCAAAAGGCTGGCCGAACTTGCTTTCCTGACGACTTGAGCCGCTGGGAGGAGGCGGAGAAGGGCTAATTCAGCATGCCGCTCCCGCAACACACCCTCCCCATCGTCGGCATAATTTACCCGAACAAGCGCGGGCCGACGCGCCGGTTCGAGATACAGATCTGCGCACCTGGCGAACCTCTCGAACTCCGCCCAGAGCCCACAAACCCGGCAGATCCGAGCGCCGTCGCTGTCTACAGCTGTCGTGGCGTTCAGATCGGCTACGTTCCCGCCGAGCGCTGCGCCCGCATTGCGTCGCTGATCGGGCAGGGCAGGGAAGTCACCGCCGTGTTTCAGGGAGCAGACCAGAACCGCGCGTTCATGCGCATTGCCTACGATGGCGAGCAACCAACGTTTCCTGAGCAACGACCACAGGTGTCGGCCGATTCAGATCCAGACTTCTGGCCTGATCCGACCTGGGACGAGTGATCGCAAGTTTAGAACTTCCGATAGTCGCAACTTTCTTCTTGCGATGCTTCCGATAATCGCATATTGAGGTTCCAACAGCCCGCCAGCTGATTGGAGCCCACCCCATGGCAACTGCCACCCACATCAAGCTACCCTGGAACTTCCGCAGCGAAGTCCAGCATTGCACCACCTGCGAAGGCTCTGGCCGCGTTGCCAGCCAAGCGCGTCCCTCGGTGTGGAACCCCTATCCCGAAACCGAATGCAACGACTGCGGTGGCCGTGAAGGCTGCGCGCCGTGCGAGGTCTGCGGGTCGGAAGTGCACGTGCCGGGATATGACTGCTTCGTCTGTCAGTGCGTCGACGAACTTCCCCGCGATGCCCTCGCAGATAGCGAGGCGCTGCTTCAGGCGATCAAGACGGCGATTGAAACTCGCCTGCTGAGCCTGACGGATCGGAGGCTCGCGGCGTGATGGCGACCGGACGCTACCTCGACCGCGCTACGCGCGAGCAACGCCTTGCCGAGGCCCGCGCATGGCGCATCCGCATGAAGCCCTATTTCGACGCAATCTACGGCGTCGAGCCCACCCGCTGCGACCACTGCGGCCAGCGCATCGGGAGCCGCTGATATGGCCCACCGTTCCCCGACCCGCATTCTGGCGAGCGTGACGGACGCTCGCATCATTCCGGCGCAGCAGGGCGATCCGGAATGGACCCCGAGCCACTCCATGAACCGGCATGTCCGCCGCGCCCGACGCGAAATGGGCGAGGCGCGCTGGGCTGAGCTGAACCGGGAATGGCTGTGACTGACGCCCCCTTCCGCAGCCGCCGCCACCTCGCGGCGCACCTCGCCCTCATCCTTTTCACCCTGGTCGGCGGACTGGCCCTCGTGCCGTTCGTGGCCGTGCTTTTCGGAGTGCTTGTGAAGTGACCGCCCACGCCATCCACCGCAACGCGCACCCGATGCGCACGGCCATGCCGCTTCTGCCGATGGACCCGGAACAGGCAAGGTTTCTGCGTCTGCGCCGGGAGCGGCAGGCAACTCTCGACACGAAAGGGGCGCGGTCATGAACGCGCAGAGCAAAATCCAGCTTGGCGACGGCGACGACGCATTCCGCGCGCAGGTAGTCGGCGGGTCGGAGGCCTCGGCTCTGTTCGATGCCAATCCATGGCTGACTCACTTTGAACTCTGGCACCGCAAGAACGGCACCATCGCAACGCCGGACTTCGGCGGAGATGATCGTATCGAGGCGGGCATTCGCCTTGAGCCGGTCATTGTTGACTGGGCCTGCGACAAGTGGGGCTACGTCAAGCGCGATACCCCGCGTCGTCTCGCAAATGGCAAAGGGCTTGGTGGCCATCCCGACCAGGCTGTCACCTGCCCAGATCGCGGGGATGGCATTCTTGAGGTGAAAACGGCCGACTGGCTGCAGGCCAAGGCATGGGGTGACGAGCCGCCGCTGCATTATCAACTGCAGGCCATGACTTACATGGGTCTCGCCGGAGTGCAGTGGGCCGACTTAGTCATGCTGGTCGGCGGGAACGAACTCCGCCGTTTCCAGATCGAGTTTCGTCCCAAGCTTTATGCGGAGATCGAGCGTCGCGTCGTGGCTTTCTGGCAAAGCATCGCTGACAATTCGCCGCCCAGCGCCGACTACCGTCGCGACCTGCCGCCTCTCACTGAGCTCTATCGCTCGGGCACTGACGAAGTCGCTGATCTGACCGGCGACAACCTCGCTGCTGTTGCTGCTGCCGAATATCTCGCGGCCGATGAAGCGATGAAGGCCGCAGAGAAGCGCCGCGACATCGCCAAAGCCGAGTTGGTCGACAAGATGGGCCACGCATCCGAGGCGCTGATCCAGGGCTTCCGGTTCCGCGCCACAACTGTCGCCGCAACCCCGGATCGTGAAGCTGTCGCCGGCGAGATCATTCGCGGGCGCAAATCCTACCGCCGCTATTCTGTGAAGGAGATGAAGTGATGGCATCCGCTGCCAGAGAGAACAGCCCTGTTGCCGTGGTGAAGCAGAACCTGACGGCAATGGCACCCGAGTTCCGGGCCGCGCTGCCTGCGCACGTCACGGTCGAGAAGTTCACCCGCGTTGCGCAGACCGCGATCCTGTCAAATCCGAACCTGATGCGCGCCGATCGCGCCAGCCTGTTCGGCTCGATCACCAAGCTCGCGCAGGACGGCTTGCTGCCCGACGGACGCGAAGCCGCGCTCGTGATGTTTGGCCAGCAGGTTCAGGCCATGCCGATGATTGCCGGTGTCTTGAAGAAGATCCGGCAGTCGGGCGAGGTGGCCAAAATCAGCGCCCAGGTCGTGCACGAAAACGACCACTTTGTTGTCAGCTATGGCTTCGACGAGGACGTCACCCACAATCCGCCGCCGCTCGACAAGCCGCGCGGCAAGGCCATCGGTGCTTATGCCACCGCCGTTCTCAAGGACGGGTCGCGCATGCTCGAGGTCATGAGCCTCGAGGAGATCGATAAGGTCCGCGCTGTCAGCAGGGCCGGAAAGAGCGGGCCATGGGTGCAATGGTGGGGCGAGATGGCGCGCAAGACCGTGATGCGCCGCCTGTCCAAGCGCCTTCCCATGAGCACGGACCTCGAGGAGGAGGTGTTCAGCCGCGATGACACGATGACGACAGAATTCCGGCCGACGCTGATCGAAGGTGACGCGCAGGAAGCGCCGAAGGTCTCGCGCCTCGAAGCGCTCGAGCACCAGATCGAGGAGGCCGAGACTGTCGAATCCGAGCCGCTGCCCACAAACGAACCCGAAGGCCGCGCCGACGAGGACTACGGCGACCAGTACGACGGCACCGGCCCGAACGGTGAAACGCTGTTCGGCGGCGAGGAGGGCTGACCATGGAACTCATCACCACCGCCTTCGCGCTGTTCACCCTGGCCGCGCTCTACGCCGCGTACGTGACCAACCGCCGGCTCCAGAACCTCCGCTCGAACTGCTTCATCCGCAACGACAAGAACCAGTTCACCCGCTGGACCAAGGCCGACGCCGGGACGCGGGCGCGGGCTGAGACCACCACCGAAAGGACTGCATAATGGCCGATTCCGCCGACGACCGCCTGCGCCTGCTCATCGAGCGCATCGAACGCCTCGAGGAGGAGAAGAAGGGCATCAGCGACGACATCAAGGACGTCTACGCCGTGGCGAAGGCCACCGGTTACGATGTCAAGGTGATGCGCATCATCGTCCGGCTGCGGAAGATGAAGCCCGACGACCGCCGCGAACAGAAATGCGTCGTCGAGACGTACAAGAACGCTCTCGGCATCGACTGACTTTCCACGAAGGGAGCGGGGCGGCGACCGCGAGGATAGCCGCCCCGTAGGAATGATGAGTCACGAGAACCTGCCTGCATTTACGCAAAATGACTGGTCATTTGCAGGTGGTGATGGCCGCGAAGGCATGACCCTTCGCGACTGGTTCGCGGGTCAGGCTTTGGCTTGCGTATACAGTCGCTTCAGGCCGGATAGTGATCCGGGCCTCGATGATCTGGCGTTGCAGGCATACGCAATTGCCGACGCTATGCTTGCGGAGCGCTCCGAGTGACCCCCGACGCCGTCATCCTCCTTACCATCATCGCGCTGATCTGGATTGGCTGGCCGCTGCACAGCATCGCCTCCGACCTCCGGTTCATGCGCCGCAAGATCAAGGACTGATCGTGCCTGACATCCTCCCCATCATCCGCGCCCGCACCAACCCGGCGCTGCACCACGCAGTCACGCCCGACGCGCTGCTGTCCGACCTCGGCTTCCGGCAGGAGATCGACCTCGTTGGCCTCCAGTGCGCGGTCGAGGAAGCCGTCGGCCGCGAGTTTCCCGATCAGGCCCATGCGCATTGGCGCACCGTGGCCGATGTCCGTGAGGCGGCGGAGTGGTTTGAGGGGGTGGTGGCGTGAGTCGCATCCTGATCGCCTGCGAATACAGCGGCACCGTCCGGCGCGCATTCACCGCCCGCGGTTTCGACGCATGGTCCTGCGACCTGCTGCCGGCCGAGGATGGCAGCAACCGGCACTATCGCGGCGATGTGCGCGAGATCCTTGGCGATGGCTGGGACATGCTTATCGTCGCGCATCCGCCATGCACCCGGCTCTGCAATTCCGGCGTTCGCTGGCTGACAGCGCCGCCGCCGGGGCGCACCCGGGACGAGATGTGGGCAGAGCTGGAGGAAGGTGCGGACCTGTTCTCGACGCTGTGGAATGCGCCAGTGCCGCGCGTCGCCTGCGAGAACCCTGTCATGCATCGGCATGCCAAGGAACGGATCATCAACTTCAGGCCAGCCGCGCAGTCCGTGCAGCCCTGGCAGTATGGCGATTGGGAGACGAAGCGCACCTGCCTGTGGCTGCGGGGGTTGCCGTCGCTGGTGCCGACCTACGCGACGCTGGATGAGGCGCGTGCGGCGCTCCGCCTTGAGCGCGAAGCAAAGCCGCTCGCGCGCGTCCATCGCATGAAGCCCGGGCAGGACAGGGCAAAGGAGCGAAGCCGCTTCTTTCCGGGCATTGCCGCCGCGATGGCGGAGCAGTGGGGCGGGGTGCTTGATGTGAGGGTCGCAGCATGAACTATCTCAATCCGACACGCGGCGCCAACGGGCACACGCCCGGCCCTGGGCGCGCACTAATAATGACACGCGCCAGCGCCATCGGGAGGGCTGACTGTGCCTATGTCGATATCCTCCGCAAGTTTCCGCAAAGCCGCAGCCTCTTCGGGCTCCCCGCCGGCCTCGCGATCCTCTGCCGTGCTTTCAATCTGGCGCCGAATAATCCGGCGTACGTCGATGGTTTGATGCCGGAGCGCATCCATAATTTCGGCGAGAACCTTCGCATCGCAGCGCCACCCACCGCTAAGAGCCTGAAAGAACATGAACTAACCTCGCTGACCCTCCCGTCAGCATATTCAGGCAATGCCGTAAATCCGGCGGATGCCCACATAAAATCGCTCAGTGGTGGCCGCGATGCGCCCGACGGGGGGAGTGCAGCATGACCCGTCTCATGACCAAGGAAGGCATCTGCGCATGACAGCCCACGCAATCGCATCGAAGGTGCGCCGGGCTCTCCGCAACGAGACCGGCCTAACCTTGACCTCCGAGCAGATTCGGGAACTGGTTTCCCGGCACGGCCTGCTTGAGACCCTATCCCGTGCGGAGACCGAAGAATTATGCCCCGCGACAAGTTCACCGTCGGCGATTTCTGGCTCGACAAGCGGCGGGATGGGCTCGCACCAGACATCTGGCAGATCGCAACCTACAAGCCGGGAACGCGCTCCGTTGTCTATCGCAGCACTAAGTGCCGTACGGACGAACTAGATCGCGCCCAAGCCGTCCTGCGCGCCCACGAGGCAGCGCAACGCTCCAAGACAAGGCAGGGCATCGAGGAGGCCGAGTTGATCCCGCAGTTGCTCAACTACGTGAACGAGCATGGGCCCGACGTGCTTCGCCTGGACACTGTGGAATCGTCGTTCCGTGCGTGGGTCGGCTTTCTCGAGCAAGATGAACTGACAACCGGCGCGCGCGTCGCCGACATCGATAAGGTTTCCGTCACCCGCTTCCGTCGCTGGCGCATGGGGCCGCACGAGTGGAACCTGCAATGGTGGGACGGAAAGACCTACAAGCACAAGAGTAAGGGCGTCTCCGGTGAGGCGGTGCAGCGGAATATCGAAGACCTGCGATCCGCCTTGAACCATGCCGAGGCCGCCCGACGTATCCCGCAGGCGCCTCGAGTGCCCAGCGTCGACAAGTCGCTGCGGTCGAAGAGCCGCAAGCACCTGCTCACCGTGAAGCAGCTCGGCGCGTTGATCGCCTATTCGGATCACGACAAAGGCGCGCAGCAATGGCTCTGGCTGATGATCGCCACCGGCGCCCGGCCCGATGCGGCACTGGCATTCGATCCGGCGAAGCAATGGCACGGAGCGGTGATCGATCTGCATCCTGAGGGCGCGCCTGTAACCGACAAGCGCAATCCCGTCGTGCCGGCAATCGAGCCGCTGCGGCCGATCCTCGAAGGGTGGAAGCTGGACAAGGTGAAGTCGCGCAAGCGGTTCTGGCGAACGGCGCGGGCCAAGCTCGGCATTCCAGTGACGCACGTCCCGAAGACGATTCGCCACACTGTGGCATCGCACCTGCGCAACGCGAACGTCCCGGGCGAGCAGATCAGCCTGCTACTCGGCCACAAGGACCAGGGCGACACGCTGGCGCTGACATCGGAGATCTATGCGCATGGCGATCCGCTCAAGATGCGGAAAGCGATTCAGGCGCTGACCAGTTTCTTCCGGTCTGTGGAGAAGGAAGCGGCCCGGTGGCGTGCTGACCATTCGCTGACCATTACCGCCGACAACAACAAGATTATCGTTGACCGTAGGGCAGCGAAAACGTAG